GGAAAACTCTGTAAAGATGGGACAACTTCTTGCTGTTCATGATGAGAAACTAACGAAGCAGGATCGTATTGATGCAGTCTTATTTGAAAAGATAGAACAGGTTCAAGAAAATTTAGATCGTCACGCAGAAACAATTAAGAAAGGATGTGAGAGAGATATAAGACTTGTAGACAACCGTTTAAGGTTGATGGAGAAAAAGATGTGGTCAATATTTGGTGGTCTTGCTATAATATCTTTTGTTGTAAGTCCTATTGGACAGAGAATTATAAGACCAGTGTTGACTCCAGCACCAGTTTCGAGTATAATAATAGAAAAATAATATGTCCACATGGATATAATTGATTCCAAGTACATAGGCTTGGTGTCTTCACGACTTCAAAAGTTCAAACGAGTGAAGGCAGATTTATATAATTTTCGCTGTCCAATCTGTGGTGATTCAAAGAAACACAAGAATAAGGCAAGAGGATATTTTTATCAAGTCAAAACAAATACAAACTTCAAGTGCCATAACTGTGGTGCGAGTTTGTCATTCAATAACTTTCTTAAACAGATTGATACTACACTTCATAAGCAATATGTGCTTGAGAAGTTCAAGGAGGGTCATGCTGGTGGAAGAAATTTTGTGGTGGAAGAACCCAAATTTGAATTTAAGAAACCTGTATTTCAAAAGAAACTTGATTTACCAAGAGCATCAGAAGTTCCAATTGCGAAGAAATATCTTGAAAAGAGAAAATTAGATCCGAGTAAATTTTACTTCGCTTCCAAGTTTAAAGAGTGGACAAATAAGCAAAAGCAAACATTTGACACCATAGGTAGGGAAGAATGTAGAATCGTGATACCAATGTATGATACTAATCATGAGTTGGTTGGTTTTCAAGGCAGAAGTCTAGGTCCTAATTCTGTTAAATATATCACTGTGATGATTAAAGAGAATGTACCAAAACTTTATGGTCTTGAAAAAATAGACAAATCAAAACCTGTCTTTGTAGTTGAAGGACCTTTTGACAGCACTCTTATCAACAATAGTATAGCTATGTGTGGTGCTGATATTGGATCATCTTATCTTGATGAATATGATCTCATATATGTTTATGATAATGAACCTCGTAATAGAGAAATTTGTGATCGTATTTCAAAATGCATAGAGGGTGGTAATCAAATTGTGATCTGGCCATCTACGATTAATGAAAAAGATATTAATGATATGGCGATGGGTGGACATAATGTGATGAATCTGCTAGAATCAAATACATATTCTGGTCTAAAAGCAAAAATTAAATTCAATAACTGGAAAAAAATATGAGCAACGGAACTAAAGTTGTCAAGAGAAACGGTTCGATTGAACCATTGAATCTTGAAAAAATGCACATTATGGTCGAAGAGGCATGTAAAAATCTTGCTGGTGTATCTGCAAGTCAGGTAGAAATACAATCGGGAATTCAATTTTATGATGGCATTACAACTGGTGAGATACAAGAAATTTTAATTCGTTCCGCAAGTGACCTGATAGATTTAGATCATCCAAATTATCAATATGTTGCTGCTAGACTACTTCTTTATTCTCTCAGAAAAAATTTATATGGTAGACTACATGATCATCCAAAATTAATTGATCAAGTTAAAACCTGTATAGATTTGGGAGTATATGATAAAGAATTATTAACTTTATATACAGAAGAAGAGTTTAGTAAGTTAGAATCATTCCTTGATCATGACAGAGATTATCTGTTTACTTATGCTGGTTTAAGGCAAATAGTGGATAAGTATCTTGTTCAAGATCGGAGTAAAGGATTTTTATATGAAACTCCTCAGTTCATGTATTTACTCATATCAGCCACGATTTTTTCTAAATATCCACAGGAAACTAGATTAGATTACGTTAAAAAATACTACGATGCCATCTCAAAACACAAAATCAACATACCCACACCTATCATGGCAGGAGTTAGAACTCCACTTAGACAATATGCTAGCTGTGTTCTTGTTGATATTGATGACACCCTCGATAGCATCTTTAGTTCTGATATGGCTATCGGCAAATACGTTGCACAGAGGGCGGGTATCGGTATCAACGCAGGCCGC